TAACATCATCCTACTCAAACGGAGAACTAAACAGGTCATAAAATGATAGGAACTGGAATCGAAAAACGTATACAAGTCCAACAAGTCATAGAAAGCCAACTTCCTGAGTTTATACTCTCAGAAAGTCCCAAGACAGTTGATTTTCTTAAACAATACTACATCTCTCAAGAACATCGAGGTGGTGTAGTAGATTTAAGTGATAATTTAGATCAATATTTAAAATTAGATAATTTAACACCAGAGGTTATTGTTGGTGTAACTACATTAACTGCTGGTATAACAACTGTAAGTGATACTATTACAGTATCATCTACGAAGGGATTCCCGAATGAATATGGACTTCTAAAGATTGATGATGAGATAATCACATATACAGGTATTACAACAAATAGTTTTACTGGATGTGTAAGAGGGTTTAGTGGTATAAGTTCATTCACAAGCACAAATAATCCGGGTGAGTTAGTATTTTCAACATCAACAACTAGTTCTCATGATGCTGATTCTAATGTTAATAACTTAAGTGTACTATTTTTACAAGAATTTTATAAGAAAGTAAAGAAAACTTTGACTCCCGGCTTAGAGGATACAAAGTTTGTAGGAGATATTGATGTAAGTAATTTTATAAAAGAGTCCAAATCATTATATCAATCTAAAGGAACTGCAGAGTCATTCCGTATTTTATTTAATGTTTTATTCGGATTGACACCAAAAGTTATTGATTTAGAAGAATTTTTGATAAAACCATCTGGAGCTGAGTATATTCGTAGAGAAATAATTTTAACAGAGGTAATTAGTGGTGATCCAAATAAATTACTTGGTCAAACAATTACAAAATCAAATGATTCTCAAACAAATGCATCTGTATCTGAAGTTGAAATTGTAACACGAAATCGTAAGACATTTTATAAACTAAGTTTATTTGTAGGATATAATGATAGAAGTGGTATCAATGGCACTTTTACTATCCCCGGAAAATCAAAAGTAATTGATAATGTATCTGTAGGATCCTCTGTAATCACTGTAGATTCAACTGTGGGGTTTGGAACAACAGGAGTTGTTCTAACAGGTGCAAACACAATTTCATACGGTGATAAGACCGTTAATCAGTTTTTAAATTGTACTGGTATTGGTTCATCTATAACAAGTACTGATGATATTAGATCTGATGAATTTGTTTTTGGTTATGAAAATGGAGATATAAGCAAAAAGGTAGAATTAAGAATTACTGGTGTATTATCAGATTTTAAATTATTAGCTAACAAAGGGTCTAGTGTTACTAGTGAAGGTGAAAGAATCACCGTAAAAAACTTAGGTGAAGTAATTCCAAATCCAATAATTAATAAAACTAAAAAAGAAGTATTTTTTAATTCATGGATTTACAATACATCTTGTACTTTTGAAATCGATAGTATTAATGGATCTACTTTCCTCCTCAAATCTAATTTTGATAAGTCTAATTTAAAAGAGGGTGATAAAGTTGATATTATTAGAAGAAATACTAATATAGTTGATGTAAGTAGTGCGATTATAAAAACCACAAATCCGACTGGATTATTAGACAAACAGTTAATTTTAGATAATATTGTAGGATTTACACCAGCAGTGGGTATTAGTTATGATATTCGTAGAAAATTAGATAGAGCTTTCAGTAGCACATCGCAATTACAGTTTGGAAACAATGTAATTACATCTAATGTCCAAAATACATATAATCAAAATGATGAAAATTACTATGTAGCATCATCATCACTACCCTCTTATGATATCACTGAAACAGTATCTAAGAGTGTGATTCCAAATGCATCAGGAACTTTTTTACAAGGTTTCAATAATGTTGCACAAAAATTTTCAATTATATCATTTGCCACTGATACTGAGTTTAGAACTGGTGATGCAGTATTCTATAAACCATCTAATAATCCATTAACTGGTTTAGAAGAAGGTGTTTACTATGTTGAGGTGTTAACACAAAAAAATCAAATAAGATTATACAGTTCAAGATCCTTCATACCTGTTTCAGATTTTTTACAATTTACATCAGGTGGTGCCGGAACTCATAGTTTTGTTCTATTACGTCATAAAAATGAAGAAATAGGTGTTCAAAAAATACTTAAAAAGTTTCCTGCAATATCAAATATTGAGTCTGGATCATCTACACCAACAGAATCAGGATCAACTGGTATATTAGTTAATGGTGTAGAGATAACAAACTATAAATCTGAAGATAAAATTTATTATGGCCCATTAAATAATGTAAAAGTATTGAATACTGGTACAAATTTTGATGTAATAAATCTACCATCTATAACTATACCTCAAGTTTCTTCAGGAACAACAGCATTAGTTCAACCTATTATTCAGGGAGAACTTAAAGAGGTATTAGTTGATCAGCAAGATTTTGATATTGAAAAAGTTTTATCATTAACAATAACTGGTGGTAATGGTTCTGGTGCAGTTTTAAAACCAATAGTATCAAAGAGATTTAGAGAATTATCATTTGATGGAAGAAATGCTGCTACAAGAGGAGGAGTTGATATTGCACTTGACCAAATAATATTTGATAAACCACATAATCTTCTTAGTGGAGAACCTTTAGTATACAATAACAATAATAACTCATCATTAGGTATAGGAACATTTAGGGGATCTAATACAGATCAAAATAAGTTCTTATCAAATGGATCAGTATATTTTCCAGAGGTTGTTGGTTTATCATCTATAAGATTATATGAAACAGTTAATGATTTTAATGCAGGTATTAACACAGTTGGTTTTACAACTGTTAATACACAAGGTACTCATAAATTTAAATTATTAAACAAAAAAAATCATTTACGTTCTGTTTTTATTGAAAACGCAGGTGAAAATTATACTAATAGAAAATTATTGGTAAAACCAGCTGGTATATCAACAGTATATGATACAGTCAATTTCATTGATCATGGATTTTTAGATGGAGAATTAATATCTTACAATGCTACAGGAGGATCGTTAGTAACTGGATTATCAAGTTCATTCCAATATAAAATTATTAAATTAGATAATAATTCATTTAGACTTGCAAATGCAGGAGTTGGTGGAACAGATAATAGTGATTATATTCGTGGTGACTATACTAAATTTACTAGTGCTGGTACGGGTTTACAAGAATTTAAATATCCTGATATTGAATTAAATATACAAGCAGTTTATTCTCCAACAACACTAACAAGAAATGGTGATTTAGTAGTTACACCAGTTGTTCGTGGATCTATAATTGACACTTATCTTTATGAACCCGGATCCAATTATGGTTCTGATATATTAAATTTTGAGAAAAAACCCGGAGTTACACTTCAAAATGGTAAATCTGCAGAAGTGAGGGCCATCACTGCAAAGGGTAAAGTTATAGCAGTGGATATAAGATTTGGTGGTAAAGAGTATTTCTCTCCACCTGATTTAGAATTTGTTGGTGTTGGATCTGGTGTAGGTGCAAAATTAAGACCTATTGTTACTAACGGAAAGATTACAGATGTTAAAATTATAAATCCGGGTATAGGTTATACATCAACACCAACAGTTAGAGTTAAACCTGCTGGTAGTGGTCAAATTCTTGAACCATCAGTAAGATCTTTAACTGTTAATAGTTTAACAAGATTTGGAGATGAGGTTTTACTAAGAGAATCTGAAGATAATTTGCAATATGCTGTTGTAGGATATAATACATCAATTTACTCACCATTATTCCAAGATCCTGATCCTATCACAGGTCATTCACCTATTGTAGGGTGGGCATATGATGGTAATCCAATTTATGGCCCTTATGGTTATAGTAATCCTAATGATTCTGATTCAACAATCCGATTATTAGATACTGGATATGATCTTAACACAAGCATTGTTTCTAATAGACCCTCATCATTTTCTGGTGGATTCTTTGTAGAAGATTTTGAATTCAATGATTCTGGTGACTTAGACGAAAGTAATGGTAGATTTTGTAAAACTCCAGATTATCCAAATGGTGTATATGCATACTTTGTAGGTGTGTCAACAGGTGCACAAGGTAATCTTGCCCCTAAATTTCCATACTTTATAGGTGATTTTTATAGATCAAAACCAATTTCAGATAATTTCTTGATAAATCAAAATAATTTTGATTTTAATTCAAATGATATCGTCAGAAATACTCTAGCGTATAAAGTTGCAGATCCAACAGCTGATAATGATTTCTTAATTGAGTCAAATGAACTTATAGAACAAAGTGCTACTGTAGAATCAGTAAGTAAAGGTAATGTTGAAGATTTTCAAATTGTAGAAGCAGGAAGTGATTATAAAGTAGGAGATACATTAAACTTTGATAACACTGATACCTCTGGAGGAGGTGCCAGTGCCTCTGTATCGAAAGTAACAGGAAAACCTATTACAAGTGTAGATACAACAGTTCAAACCTATGATAATGTCGTATACGTTAGAGATAGTGCAACTCAAGTAAGTGCATTTATATCAACATCACATACTTTTTCTGATAATGATCAAATAGTTGTATCAGGTCTTTCAACAAGTATTCCAAATCTTACAGATTCTCATCAAGTTGGTGTTACATCTGAGCAAGTTGTATTATATAAAGAACTTGGTGCTAATTCATCTTCAGGTATTGTTACTGACATATATGTTTCTTCTATTCCTGATAGAGTATCAGCTGGAAGTAGCATAGGAATAGGAACTGAAAAATTATTAGTTCTCAATGCTTTTAGAGAAAGACAAATATTAAGAGTTAAGAGAGGTGTTGTTGGTGCTGCTCATACTTTATCTGCACCTGTTTTTACAACTCCACAAAAATTTACAATACCCTTAATCACTGATCCGTTTGATTCAAAAGTTAATGATAAGGTATTTTTCAATCCAAAAGAACAAGTTGGATTAGCATTAACTGCCGGAACAGTTATTGGTATGGCAAAATCATTTACTACCGGAGAATTATCAAAGGTAATTAGTGTTCCTGCAAAGAGTATTTTCTTACCAAATCATCCTTTTGTTAATAATCAACAATTAACATTTAAAATTCCATCTGGTGCTGGTGCATTATCAGTTGGTACAGGTGTAACTCAATCAGTTACAGCTAGTTTTAATCTAACAGATGGATCTACTGTATTTGCAAAGAGAATATCAAATAATTTAGTTGGATTATCAACAGAAAAAGGTGGAGAAACTATTTTCTTTAAAACTTCACCTACAGACAGTTTTGAATATCTACTTGAATCAAACTTTACACAAGTAACTGGTAAAGCACAAGAAATAACAGCACATGTTGCAGTATCCACATCTCATGGATTATCTGAATTAGATACTATTGATTTAACTTTAGAATCAAATATATCTGGTGGAACAGGTATTACTACATCAGTCATAGTTAAATATTCATCTTCTGAAGATAAGGTGTTAATCAATCCAACTACGATTGTTAAAGCAAATATAGGTGCAGATACAATATTTAAATCTGATCATGGATTCAAAACTGGACAAAAAATATTCTATGACGGATCTACAGGACAGGCCACTGGTTTAACCACTTCATCATATTTTGTTTATAGAATTGACGATAATGCATTCCAGTTGGGTGAAACATTATATGATGTTCAAAATGAACCACCTAAAGTTGTTGGCATAACAACTAATACTGGTGGAAATAGTCAAGAAATATCACTAATTAATCCGTCATTACAAATTGTAAGAAATAATGATTTAGTATTTTATGTCTCAGACTCATCATTGAGTGGATTTGATTTTAATTTCTATTATGACAAAGATTTTAAAAATGAATTTGTTTCAACAGGATCCACAGATACATTCTCAGTAGAGAGTGTTGGCACAGTAGGTGTTGGAACAACTTCTACCGTTACCTTAAAATATAATCCAAATAATCCTAGTAACATTTTCTATACATTAGAAAAAACTGGATTTATTAGCACATCAGATGTAGATGTAGAAAATGGATCAAGAATTAACTATATTAACAGTGAGTATGAGGGATCTTATACTGCTTTTGGTGTGGGAACAACATCATTTAATATATCACTCAAAAATGTTCCAGAAAAATTAAATTATATTCAATCAGAGGTAGATACACTATCATACTTAACTAACTCATCAACAGTGAGTGGTGGCGTTGGTAAAATACATTTAGCCTCAGGTGGTTTTGGATTTAAAAAGATACCCGGAATATCTAGTATCACATCCGTGAGTGGTATTAACTCGAAAATTCTTTGTTTATCAAATAGTATTAACAAAATTAATAAAGTTCGTATATTAGACCCCGGTTTTGAATATCATTCAGATAAAACACTAAAACCAGAGGCCAGAATATCACCGACAATTACTTTAATAAACTCAGATGTTATTTCTGAAATACAAGTGATTTCTGGTGGTAAAGATTACTTATCAGCACCTGATATTGTTATAGTTGATCCTGAAACCGGACAATTAACTGATCAGGGTGTTATAGAACTATCAATAAACTCAAGTTCAATTGCATCAGTAAACATAATTAGTTCTCCTAAAGGTTTAAAACCCGTTGAGCAGAGAGTAAGAACTATTAATAATTCAAATGGTATATCAGTATCAACTGTTGTTGGTATGAATACTACAACTAATACTGGATTAGTTACATGTACATTAGAAACACCTATTGGTGGATTTTCTCCTGCACCATTTGCTGTGGGCGATCAAATATTTGTAGAGGGTATTCAGTTAGAATCATCTGAAGGATCTGGATATAATTCTACAGATCATGGGTTTGTATTCTTTACTGTAAGTGATTATCAAAATACAAGTCCTGCAATACTAGAATTTAATCTTACCGGTATTGGTGTAAGCGTTGGTATAGCAAAAACATCTCAGACAAACTATGCTACAATCACTAATTTTAATAATTATCCACAGTTTAGAACTGTTCAAAAATCAGCTCAGTTTAGAATTGGAGAAAGATTAGCAGTTAAAGAAAATAATACTTTTGTTTTATCAAATCTAACAGTTATTGAAAATAATCCAGATGAATTTATAAAAATATTTGGAAAAAGAGAATTGGTTATCGGAGATCAGATAAGAGGTGAGATTACTGGTACACAAGCAACGATTAACTCAATAGCAGAAAATAAAGGAAGATTTGAGATAGACTATGCTTTAAGACAAGATCGTGGCTGGAATACTGAAATTGGTAAGTTAAGTGAAGATTATCAAGTAATCGCTGACAATGATTATTATCAAAATTTATCATATACAATACAAAGTCCGATTACTTTTGAGGAAATTGTTGATCCTGTAAATAGACTTGTTCATACGACTGGATTGAAAAATTTTGCTGATACTGGTATCACATCTACTGCTAAAAGTGGAATTTCCTCAAGATCTGATCTTGTCATAGGAAGAGATTTAATAAGTGATGAGAGAGTGGACACTATCAATAATTTTGACTTAGTAGTTGATACAGATACTACTCTTGGTGGTTCACAGTCTAAATTCCTTAAATTAAGAAACCAAAAATTAGCAAGTTATATTGAGTGTAGAACAAATCGTGTTCTTGATATAGATGATATTAGTTCACTATTCTCAAACACAAATAGCACTTTAAATAATCGAATTGATATTAATATCAATGAAAATTATGAGAGTTTCTTATTACAAACAAAAAATCCATCCACAAACGAAATTCAAGTTGATGAAGTAGTTGTATTTAAAGATAATACTGATACGTTTACTTTTGAAAAAAATAATATAGGTATAGGAACACAAAAAATCATTGATGTTATTGGATTTACAGATACAGCAACAAGTGATACAACATTAAGAATTACACCAACTGATCCATTTGATGATGATTTAGATGTTAAAGTATATCGTAGTTCATTTAACAGCACTCTGGCTGGTATAAACACTCAAAGTGTTGGTTTTGCAAACCTAATTGGTGTTGCTAAAACTGCAAGTCCAAGTGGAACAATTAGTTTAGTAAGTGCTCCAATTGGATTTACATCAGCATTTTATGCTACCGTTGAAGTTACAGATAATGAAACTAATGAAAAGAATTTAGTTGATATATACGCAACACATGATGGAACAAATTCATACTTTAGTGAATACTATGTTGATAGTGGAGATATCGCTAACTTCTCATCAAACTTTATTGGAACATTCACATCAAATTTAAATTCTGGTATTCTTTCTATAGATTTTGAAAATACAGGAATACACACTGCTACATTAAGGTCAAAAACAGTTGGTCTTGGAACAACTGCTGCAGGAATTGGAACATTTAGATTTAAGGATACTGCACAATTAGATGGATCTGAAAGAACTGTCAATTTACAATCAAACTTTAAACGAGTAAGTAGTACATCTACTATTGTTGGTGTAGATTCTAATAAATTTAGCACTATTAAGAGTGTCGTGAGAGTTGCAGTAGGGTCAACTATTGCAATACATCAAGTTTTAGCAACTCATAATGGAACTGATACTTCTTTAGTTCATTATCCATTTATTTCTATCGGAAGCACAGCTGGTATTGGAACATTTATTGCTAATTTTGCAAATAATAAATTTAATGTAAGATTTAATCCTGATACCGGTGTTATAGATGCTGAAGTATCTGCATATAGTGAAATATTCTATACAGATCTTGATATATTCAACGTACCACCAGATTTAACTTATGGTCGTGTCACTGAATCAGTTGCAGTTCGTCAATACAATGCTGTAAATGGTAATAGATCAAATAAAACTGAATTTGATTTAAAACATCGTGGAACTCCAATCTTCGCAAAAACATTTGCACCATCTGATACAAATAAGTTAGATCCAGCTACAGGTGTATTCACTATTAATGATCATTTCTTTAGCACTGGTGAAAAACTTAAGTATACACCTAAGAGTTCGTTTATAGGTGTTGCTGCAACAGCAATGCAACATGCATCAGGAACTGATCTTCCTACTGATGTATTTGCTATTAATTTAACACAAGATACATTTAAATTAGCATTAACTAAATCAAATGCTAATGCAGGAACTGGTGTTACATTCTTGTCTTTAGGATCAGGTAATATTCATCAGTTAGAAATGACTAAAAAACTTGAGAAGAGTTTGATAAATGTTGATGGATTAATACAGTCTCCAATAGCGTTTACTCCAGTTAATACTACGGTAACAAATAATGGTGGTAGCATATCTGCAACAGATACAATCTTTAGTGTTGCTGGTATTTCTTCAATAGTTGAAGGTGATATATTGGAAGTAGGGACTGAATTAATGAAAGTTACTTCAGTTGGTCTAGGTACAACTGCACTTGGCCCAATATCTGGTAATGGTGCTTTAAATTTAGTTGGTGTTGATAGAGGATCTTTAGGAAGCACAGCAGCATCACACAATGATTCTACTGCAGTGAGGAAATTCAAAGGATCATTTAATATAGTAGACAGTAAAATTCATTTTACAGATGCTCCAAAAGGAACAAATTTTGCAGCACAAAATCCTTCAAGTTTACCATTCCCAAGATCAGATTTTCATGGAAGAGTTTATTTAAGAAATGATTACTCATCAAATAGAATTTTTGATGATATATCTGATGGATTTACTGGAGTTGGTGCAACTCATATCATTAAAGTCGCTGGTGTTAATACCACTGGTATACAAACAGGTGGTAGTATTGTTTTATTAAATGGTATATTCCAAACACCAACAACAGAAAATAATTTAGGTAATAATTATGATTTTGTTGATGATACAACTGCAGGTATTACTACGATTACATTTACTGGGATAACATCTACAAATGGAGATAAAATTACAAGTGAGTCTGATATCAATTTAAATCAATTACCAAGAGGTGGAATGATTGTATCACTTGGATCTACAGGTGGTCTTGGTGTTGCTCCTCTTGTAGGTGCTGCGGTAACAGTTGTTAAAAATGCAAATGGTGTAATTACATCAGTTGGTGCTGGAGCTACTGATCAATTAGGTTCAGGATATCGTGGTTCAGTTTCAATAGGTGTAACTGATATTGCTTACGATCATCGTTTTGTAAGTTCAGGTATTGGATCAATAAGAAAGAGTAATTTTAGCACCGGTGATTCTTTCACTGCTACAAATGCAGTTTATACATCTCATACTGGTGTATTAGTACTAACTATTCCTAATCATGGATTAACTACAAGTGATACTGTTGGTATTGATACTGGTGGTTTAGTATTCAGATGCTCTAAGGATAATTTCCAAACATTACATCCATATCCCCGTTCAATATCTGTTACTGCACAAGGAACAAGAAGTGATCCCGTTGCTGGTATTCAAACAACTATCACTGCTAAAACAACTAATACAATTACTATAAATGTTGGCCCCGGTGGTGGTGCTGGTACAGGTGCGGTTGTTAATGCAACTGTTGGTGCTGGTGGTACATTAGCATTTACTGTTGCAAATGGTGGCACAGGTTATGTTAATCCAAGAATTAATATACCTTCACCAACTTATGAAGATTTAGAGATTGTTGGTGTATCACGTTTAGGTATTGGTGCTACAACAGACACTGGATTAGGACTAAAGATATCTGTAGATGTTGGTGCTGCTTCAACAGTTGGAGTAGGATCTACACTTCATACAGTAAAATCATTTAAAGTCACTAGAAATGGATTTGGGTTTAAAAAAGGTGATGTATTTAAACCTGTTGGATTAGTCACTGATAGGCAATTAAGTAATAGGGTAAATGAATTTGAATTAACAGTTACAGAAATCTTTACTGATAATTTTGCATCTTGGGACTTTGGTGAATTTGATATGATTGATTCAATCAAAAATTTGCAAAATGGTTCTAGAAAGAGATTCCCAATAACTGTAAATGGTGAATTAAGAAGTTTTGAAATTGATGGAGCAAATGCTAGTTCCTCTCTAGTGATCATGCGTAATTTGCTTATGATTTATGTAAACGGTGTTTTACAGGAGCCAGGTGTAGCGTATACATTTGATGGTGGTACAACATTTGCATTTTCTGTTGCACCAACTACTAATGATGATGTTGATGTATTCTTCTATAAAGGAACAACAGGAGGATCAAATCCTGATACTGTTGATGTTGAAGTTCAAGAGACATTAAAGTCTGGTGATGTAATTGAGGTAGGTTCAATTGCAGGTGATGTTGCACAATCTGAAAGAACAGTAATAGGTATTACGACATCTGACACATTTGAAACTGAAATATACACAGGTGCTGGTATTAATGCAAATACATTTAAACCAATTGTAAATTGGAGAAAACAGAAAGTTGATAAGATAATAAGAGGTAATATTGTATCTAAGGCAAGAGATTCAATTGAACCATTAATCTTCCCAACTGCTAGAATTATTGGTAATTTATCAACAAGTGAAAGTGATGACATCTTTGTAGATGAAGCACAGTTCTTTGAATATGAAGAGGATCATTCAAGTATTAATATCACTAGTTTCGGTGGATTAGTAATTGATAATGTAAATCCTGTCGCTGCTGCTCTTACAGCCACTGTTTCTGCTGCAGGAACTATATCTGCTATCACAGTTGTATCTGGTGGTAGTGGTTACGTGGGTTCTACTACAAGTATTGCAATCGCTGCACCATTTGGCGTTGGAAACACTAGTTCTCCTGCAGTGACATCAGGTATTGCAACCTATGCAACTGCGACAGCTACTATTACTAACGGATCAATTGCATCAGTATCTGTAAATAATATTGGTCTTGGATATACAAATACAAATCCCCCTCTTGTTCTTGCACCTACACCTGAATTAATTGGTGAAAACATTACAAATATTAAAGATGTTCAGGGATTTAGTGGAATTGTAACTGGTATTTCTACGGCAGTAATAGGTGTTTCAACTCTTGGTCTAAGAATTGGTCTTGCAAGGACTGCAGGTAATTTTAACACTTTAGTTGCTGGATATCCAATTTACATATTTGATACAACAGTTGGAAGTGGTGTTACCTCTCTTAACTCAAGTGGTAATAATAATGACACAGTTGGAATAGGAACATCATTTGCAGATAATATCTATATAATTCAGTCTATAACTAAGAGTGGTTTAAACGCTGAGATACTTACAAATATTCATTCTGGGACTGTGCATGCAGGACTGACTGCATCTCCTACAGCAAACGGTGGATATAATGGTAGATTCTCATGGGGTAGATTATTTACTAATAGTGGAACTTTAAGTAGACCAGATCCAATTGCAATAGGTGTTACAGGACGAACAGTAGGACTTTCAACTGGTGTTGGAATATCAACTTTCCCAACTATTCAGAGAAGAGTATTTGGTCTTCGTGATACAGGTGCAGTCCGTAAAACATTATCATGATGATTTCACGTATAAATATAGAAAAAAAGCGATAAAATGCCAGCAGTAGTAACCGACCAGTTTAGAATATTAAATGCTAGTAACTTTGTTGATACAGTTACTGGTATTGGGGGAGCTGATCCAACAAATTCATTTTATGTTACATTGGGTTTACCTAATCCAACTATCGTAGGGTTTGGTAGAACATCTACTTGGGATACAGCCACTCCAAATCCTGTGGATAATATCAATAGAAATAATCATATTGGTGATACCTCATTATTCGGTAAAAGAGTTACAGGAAAAAATGTAAGACGTTTAATTAGAAAGGTTGATTGGACTCAAGGGACTAGATATGAAATGTATCGTCATGATTACAGTATTAACTCACCTTCACCGGTTACACAATCAGCAAGACTATATGATTCAAGATATTACGTTATAAATGAAAATTTTAATGTGTATGTTTGTATTGATAATGGTTCGTCTGGTATAAACACAACTGGTAATGCATCACAAGATCAACCGACATTTACAGATTTAGAACCATCAAGAGCTGGTGAAAGTGGTGATGGTTATGTTTGGAAGTTTCTTTATACAGTATCTCCTAGTGATATAATAAAATTTGATTCTACAGAATTTATTGCAGTTCCAAATGATTGGACAACAACAAATGATGCAACAATTCAATCTGTAAGAGAGAATGGTGATTCTGATTTAAATAATAATCAAATAAAAAAAGTTTACATTGATAATCAAGGAAATGGTTATTCTGGAGGAGTTGGTCAAGAATTTAATATTTTAGGAGATGGAACTGGAGGAAAAGTGGTTGTTGATGTAGTCGGTGGTAAAATAACAAATGCAGTTGTGTCATCAGGTGGTAAAGGATATACTTATGGTATTGTAGATCTAGGAACAATTAATGCAAACGCATCTGTAAAGGCTAAATTAATTCCAATAATTCCTCCATCAAAAGGTCATGGATTTAATGTATATGAAGAATTAGGAACAGATAGAGTTTTGTGTTATGCAAGATTTGGTGGTGATAATAAGGATTTTCCTTTTGATACTAAATTTGCACAAGTTGAATTGGTAAAAAATCCAACGTCAGTCGGAACAACATCAGTTTATTTTAGTGATTCCTATTCATCACTTAGTTCAATAAAATTTCCATCAACCACGACCTCTATTCCAGTGATAGGTGAAAAGATAAGTCAATCTGTTAGTGGAGGTACAGCTGTTGGTTATGTTGCATCATTTGATAAAGAAACTAAAGTATTAAAATATTTCCAAGATAGATCACTTTATTTTGGAAATGGTGAAGATCAGACAGATTATGTTGGTATATCAACTCTAGGTCAGGTGTTTGCATTTCAATCATCTGCAAATCCCATAACTGCACCAAGTGGTTTCTCTGGATCTGTTGAGACCACATTTAGTTCAGGTATTACCACAGTTGGTACTAAGAATGTGGGTCTTGGAGTGACTTTCACAAATGGACTCGCTGAACCTGAAATAAATAAAGGGTCAGGTGATATAATCTACATTGACAATAGGGCGACTATCACAAGAAACTCTAGACAAAAAGAAGACGTTAAAATCATTCTGGAATTCTAAAAAATGCCACAAAAAACGAATTTAAATATAAGTCCTTATTTCGACGATTTCAAAAAGGATAATAATTTTTATAGGGTCTTGTTCAATCCGGGAAAACCCATACAGGCAAGAGAACTAACTACACTTCAATCTATCTTACAAGATCAGATTGAATCTTTTGGTAATCATATGTTTAAAGAGGGATCAATGGTGATTCCCGGAAACATATCATATGATGCTGAGTATTTTTCAATAAAATTAGACTCTATTCACTTAGGTATTGCAGTTTCAGCATATGTTGATAGTTTAAAAGGTAAAATCTTAACAGGAAAAAGTAGTGGCATAAAAATTCTTGTTGATGATTATGCACTTCCAAATGATGCAGATGGTATAACTCATTTAACATTTTTTATAAAATATTTGGATTCTGGTGCTAACAATAACGTTGCTTTCTTGGATGATGGTGAAGATTTATTAATTGATGAAGGATTTGTATATGGAAATACTCCAGTTAACGCTGGAGACTCAGTGGCTACCCTTATAGAGACAGATGCATCAAGTATTGGTTGTAAAGCTGCCATAGGAGATGGTGTATTTTTTGTTCGAGGACATTTTGTAAACGTATCCGCTAGTAAATTAGTTCTAGATCCTTACACAAATAATCCATCATATAGAGTCGGTTTATTCATTCAAGAAGAGTTAATAAATGCAGATGAAGATTCCTCTTTAAATGATAATGCAAGAGGTTTTTCAAACTTTGCAGCTCCCGGTGCTGATAGATTAAAAATATCAACAACTTTAACTAAAAAATCATTAACAGATTTTAATGATAAGAATTTTATTGAATTAATTCGTCTTGATGATGGTGAACTCAAAAAATTACAAAATGAAACCCAATATTCGTTAATAAGAGATTACTTTGCAAAAAGAACTTTTGAAGAATCTGGAAACTATTCACTTAAAAACTTCCAATTAAATGCATTTGAGTCTTTAAATGATGGTTTATCAAATGAAGGTATATTTACATCAAATGAAACAACTGATCAAGGACAAACTCCTTCTGATGACTTATTAGCACTTAAAGTATCACCCGGAAAGGCATATGTAAGAGGATATGATATTGAAAGACCAGCCACAACAATATTAGATTTAGACAAACCAAGAGATAAAAAAACAATCGAAAATAGTTCAGTTCCTTTTAGGAATGGCAATCTATTTCAAGTTAATCGTGCTGCTGGAACACCAAAAATTGGTTTAGATTTAAATGCAACTACTGGAGTTATTCAATTATTTGATCAAAGAAAAGGTTCTACAAATAATGCAACTGCTGGTACAGGAACTAGAATAGGTGATGCAAGAGTATATGCATTTGAGAATCATGATGCTACTGGTGGAGATGCTGCAACTAAATTTGATCTATATCTATTTGACATACAAACATATACATTTTTAGTTGTAAATAAAGCAGTATCAAATACTGATTTACCTGACACATCATTCGTAGAGGGTTTATCAAGTGGTGCAACAGGATTTGCTGTAAATTCAGGTGGTAATAGCACGACTATTACATTAAGAGGGACATCAGGAACATTTATCGCTGGTGAAGAAATAAGGATTAATGATAATATTGGTGGTGCTACAAGAACCATAGCATCTGTTAGTGAAAAATCACTAAGAGATGTAAAATCTGTATATCAAGATGCATCAACATTAGGTTTACAGACTGATTTTAGTGCAGACTTAGTATTAAAACCATCACCAATTAAGGAATTAGGGCCTGGAGATGAGGTAACAATTGCCTCTGGTAATAAGTTAAAAATTGCAGGTAAGACATTTGGATCATTAAGAGTTGGTGATATTATTATCTTTAATCTAGGAGGAGACACTGACCCTAGATTCAATCGTGTGAGTGCCATATCTAATGATCTAAAGGAAGTAACATTAGCAGGAGTGCAAAGTGTATCAGGAGTTTGTGTAGGAACAGTATTAAGTACAAGTGCTACTCCAACTGGTATTAGTCTTGCTAAACCTGCAGTTAAAAATGAAGATACTGGATTGTTTGCTCAATTACAAGAAAAAAATATATCTGATGTTGATTTAACTAATTCTGAAATTACAATAAAAACTCAAATTACAGGTAAATCAACTGATTCCGTAGGAACACTCACATTCAATTTATCAGATTTAGTTGGTATTTCGAGTGCCTTGTTTGAAACATTTGATAATGACAGATATTCAGTTCATTTTTCGGGTGGTGGTATTGCATCTATATCATCTGATCAATTTACTTTATCAAACAATGCATCAACTGTAACAATTACAGGAATAACCGCAAGTCAATCGAATGTAGTTATAAATGCAACTGTTAAAAAAGTTTCAATTAGTACAAAACAAAAAATATTTGATAGAAGTCATATTGTAAATGTTGATAAATGCATCTCCGGTATATCAACTGATAATGGTCTAACACAAAATAATTTTGTAGGACTTCGTGTGGATGATAAAATTATTTCTTTAAACACACCTGATGTTGTTAATGTTGTTGGTGTGTATGAATCATTAACAAACGTTGCTCCAGTATTAGATAAGTTAGTATTTGTAAGTGGTCTTGCATTAAACACGGCTTCAATATTAGGCGAAAAGATTATCGGATCTGTTAGTGGAGCTATTGGTCAAATTACTGAAAGAACAAATGCAACTACAGTCGAAATTGCATATTTAACTCAACAAGATTTTCAAATTGGTGAAACAGTCACATTTGAAGAATCAAACATTACAACCAACTTACAAAATATCACTGCAGGATCATATGTAAACTTAACATCAAGTTTTAATTTAGATAAAGGTCAAAAAAATGGATTTTTAGATTATTCAAGATTAGTCAGAAAAGATAATGTAAGAATTCCAAATAGAAGATTAAAAATAATCGTAAACAGATACACAGTTCCTTCTAATGATAAAGGTGATGTATTTACAGTTGGATCTTATGATGAGGAAAGATTTAGTAAAGATGTTCCAATTCTTGAGGGTGGAATCAGAGCAACAGATACTTTAGACTTTAGACCTAGAGTTGCTGATTTTACTGCCACTAATATATCACCATTTGATTTTGAAAGTAGAAACTTTTCAACTGCTGGTACCAACCCAACATTAGTTCCATCTCCGAATGAAAGTTCAATTATTGGAATTAGTCATTATCTTCCTAGAACTGATAAAATTGTTTTAGATCCATCATTCAGTCCTTCATTTAATCAAAATAATCGGTATACTGCTGGTGAATTTGTTGTAGTGAAAGGAGTCTCTTCAAAAAATCCACTGGCACCAGAGGATATTGAGTTAGGCATGACAGTGGCTACTGTTAAAATGCCAGCATATCTTTATGATCCAAAAGATGTTGAGATTATTGTAAAAGATAATCGTAGATATACGATGAGAGATATTGGAAAAATAGAAGATAGAGTTGAAAATTTAGAGGTAGTTACTTCTTTAAGTTTACTTGAATTGGATACTAAGACTTTCCAAGTTCAAGATGCTGATGGATTAGCAAGATTCAAAACTGGTTTCTTTGTTGATGATTTTAAAAATAATTCTTTATTGGATATTAATAATCCTGATTGTAAAGTTGATATTGACTTAGAGAATCAAAATTTAATAACTCCTACTGATTTTTATGCATTAAAACCTGAATTAGCACTTGATCCATCGATAGATTCTACCACTGCTGATTTTTCTGCAAATCTTAATCTTTTAGATCCCGGTATCCGAAAAACTGGTGACATAATAACATTAGATTATGAAGAAACAACTCTTCTTGATCAACCATTAGCATCAAGAGTTGAAAATGTAAACCCATTTAATGTTGTATCTTTCCGTGGAAATTTAGTTATTAATCCTAGTAGTGATATATGGACAAGAAATGTTGTATTAGATAATGGTAATCGGACATTATTTGGTGATCCTGCAGATAGTTTTGCAGCACAAGTTCTTGTAAGTAGTGAACCTGAAGTTCATGTTAGATCTAGAAATGTGGGATTTGAAGCGACCACATTAAAACCAAATACTAGGTATTATCCATTCTTTGATAGTCAAAGTGGAATTGATGTGATTCCAAAACTTGTAGAAGTTAATATGCTCTCTGGTGTTTTTACAATCGGAGAAAATGTTCAAGTATTTGTAAGTAGAAATGCATCCGGTGATTTTGGGCCAACTAGAATTGGTCGTTTTAGATTAGCACAACCAAACCATAAGATAGGGCCATTTACAGCACCAACTAATGTATATGTAAATAATCCTTATAATCCATCAGTCACAATACCAACAACATACTCATCATCATCAACTATTCTTAATATTGATATTGAATCATTGAGGGAAGAGGCACAAGGTAGATATTTTGGACGTATTAATAATAATGCTACATTTGTTGGTGAAACTAGCGGTGCGATTGGAAGAGTCTCAGATATACGATTAATTACTGATAGAGCTGGTGATGTAAGGGGATCATTCTTTATTCGTGATCCATTAACAAATCCATTACCACCACTACGTTTTACAAATGGTGATAATACATTTAAATTAACATCAAGTGAAACTAATGCAACTTCAATACCCGGATCAGCAGCAGTAAGTAGTGTTCAAACAACTTACAGTTCAAGTGGTATTGTTGATACTTTATCTCAAACAACGATAGGTATTAGAGAACTACCACCACCTCCAATTCCTGTGATTATTAACATCACAAATGTATTTCATCAAATGCCAGCGTTTGATGACGACCCCCTTGCACAATCATTTACAGTTGATGAAAATGGTGCATACTTGACATCAGTTGACATCTTTATGAGAAAGAAAGATGCCAAAGAACAATTGACAGTTCAAATAAGAACTATGGAATTGGGAACTCCAACGTCAATATTAACACAAAACTTTGCTCAAGTTGTTCTTGATCCAACACAAGTTAATGTTTCTGAAGATGCATCTTTAGCAACAAATGTTAAATTCCCATCACCAATATTCCTTGAGCCTGGAACACAATATTGCGTTGTGCTTTTGGCACCTACAACTAACAATTATGAGGCATGGATAGCAAGAATGGGAGAGGCAACAGTTGCCACTCAGTCTTTACCTGATTCTGAGAGTGTAGTAATATCTCAACAATACATTGGAGGTAGTTTATTTAAATCACAAAACGGTTCAATCTGGACTCCAAGCCAGTTTGAAGATATGAAAATTAAATTATATAAGGCAAAGTTCACTACAACAGATGCAACAGCATTCTTCTATAATCCTTCAATAGATTATGAAAGTGATCAAGTTCCTAACTTGTCTGCTAATGGTGTAAAAGCACTTCCACGTAAGTTAAAAGTTGGTATTAATAATATTACTGCAGCTCTTCCTGCTGCTCAATCATTGACTAGCGGTAGAAAAGTAAGTGAAGGAACACAACCGGGCCCAATCGGTTTTATTGAGTCAGTAGGTGGCCCAATTAATACTAGATCTATAACAAATGCTGGTATTGGATATTCAAATGGCCAATACACTAATGTTCCTCTATTTGCAATAACAGGTAATGGTTCTGGTGCCACAGCAACGGTTACTATTTCTGGTGGTGTCGTAAATGCAATCAATAGTATTAGTAATGCTGGTAGCGGATATGCA